GTCAAAGTAAGTCTGTAACATATCGTCTGGATCTGTTACAGTCTTTCTTATTAGTTGTGGTAAGTCAAATCATGCCATGTCCATGACCAATCCTTGTCTATTAGTAAAGCACCTGTCTTTACTCTGTTCCTATGGAAACTGGTTGTCATTGGACTTCCTGGGTATACAATGTTTCGTTGAGTGTTCTCGTGAGCATGTAAATCTCCAGCAAATACGGTTTTGAACTTATCAAACCTTTCTAAATCTACTTCAGGCACGACATGAGGGGGTATTTCACCCCTGACATGTGTGAACAAGTAATCAGCTTCTATCGTTTCTATACTATCCTTGCGATGCAAGTCAGCGTAGGGTAATATTGCCCAATCATCTTGTAAATAAGTAGTATCTATAACCTCTACCAACGCATTCACGTCTGAGGTTGCTTTCTTTAAATTTGTAAAGAAAGTCTTATTCTTCCTAGTAGCTTCATGATTGCCATCATAAATAATAGTAGGAATTGTTACTCCTCTGATAAAATCAAAGTAAAGAGTAAGCTCGTCCATTGAGGGAACTCTATCAAATAAGTCCCCACCAATGATGTGCAAATCACAGTCTTTCTCCAACTCACTAACCTGTTCGTAGAACATAGCATATCTATCGGTTGCCCAATCTATAGGAACGTTCTTCTGTCCAAGCTTAATGTGCCAGTCGGCTGTGTATAGAATCATGCTACGAAGTCGTCTCCCGGCTGCCATTCACAACCTGTAAGTCCACCAGCTTTTAAAGCTCTTAGTGTTCTTAGTACTTCTTCTGCATTTCTTCCTGTATCAAGCGCATTGATTGACATGTGCTGTATGAAGCCGTCAGGGTTAACGATATATGTAGCCCTAAAAGGAACTCCATTATCTTCATCAACTATTCCTAACTCTTCTGCTAAGTATAATCCGCAATCTGCAGCTAAACTGTGTTGGATATCTCTAATTGTTCCATTGACTGTTTTCCAAGCCAACTTACAAAATTCGTTATCTCCACTAATTCCAACTACATATGCTTCATCTACTAGTAAGTCCATACCCGCAATTTCAGTAGGACAGATAAAAGTAAAGTCTTTAGGATAAAAATAGAAAACTCTCCATCCCTCTCCATTGCTCCAAGTATCAACTATTTCCATTTCGTTCATCAAATCCACTCCGTTAAGGGAATGTTCTGGAAACCTTTGTCCTAATCCAATCATGTTATATCAAACTCCGAGTCTACACTTTCGTTTCCGTCAGCGCCTTGAACTTTCTTAAGTAGTTCTAACTGTGCATCAGCTGTAGGTCTAGGAAGAACATCGTCCATAGACTTAAGGTCTGCGACTAATTCTTGTTCCCAATCTTCTAAAGCTCTTGGTTTGCACTTAAGCATTGCTAGTTGATATTCAACATTAAACACTTGTGGTCCAGTCTTCAATCTCTTGAAGAAAATATCCCAACCAGTAGTATAGTCAGTAGGATTTCCTAACTCTTCCATAGCTACTAAAATTTGGTCAAAAAGTTTCCTTTTTAGATTAACCACTTTGATACTTTTATCAGAGTAGTCGATACCTTGGACTGCATAAGCCCAACCGCATTTTAAGTCAGGGAAATAATCTCGAACATGGTCATGCTCGACATTGTTGAACGTTTCCGAATTCCTGTCGAAAGACAAACACTCCATGGGAATGTTCTTAGCGTTTTCGCCTTTGATCCAGTATACGTATCTCGGAAGTAAGTCACCTACTAGTCGTATGTGATGATCTTCCTTGTTGCCAAAGTTGTAAGTCTCAATTTTGGTCTTTTGGGCTGAGCCCTTCGTTGTATTAAAGCCAATAGCCATAATAATCTCCTATAATGTCTCCTCGTACTTGAAGTGGATAATACCATCTCTTAGTTCGAGCAGTCTGTTTTGGTTTATAATGTCCTCATTTACTTTACAGTAAAGAAGGTCTAGTGTGGTGTCTTTTGTTTTTGCGTACTCGTAATAATTACGGAATGAAGCAACACCTACATACTCCGCAACCTCTTTATCGCTAAAGGCACGCCCTTTTTCAAGTAGAGCAACTGGATTAACCAGAAAGCTACTACCGTGAAAGCTTTTCTCATAAAACCTAAAGGTCTTATCATAATAATTTTTTGGAATCTTCTTTAAAGTAATGATTCTAAGCACTTGAATGATATCACCAACATTGCCGTGAGTCGTTTCTAA